GTCAGAAATCCCCTGGGGTTGGGCGATGGGTCTAGGCTCGGGGTGAGTTGACCGGAGGCGCCGTGGGTGCGAGGGTGTACGGGCGGGTTGGGGCGAGTGGGTCGACGGTGTCGCGTGGGTATGGCGGCGACCATCAGGCGAAGCGCCGGGAGTTCGCCCCGTTGGTGCTGGCGGGTGGGGTGACGTGTGCGCGGTGCGGCGGCCCGATCCTGCCGGACGAGCCGTGGGACCTCGGGCATGTGGACGGCGACAAGTCCAGGTATCAGGGTCCGGAGCACAGGTGGTGTAACCGTGGGTGGAACCGTAAGGCGCGGCTCGCGGTGGTGGAACCGGTGGCGTCGCCGGCGGCGGTCGAGCCGGCGGGGCTGGTGGCGTCCGATCCCCGGTGGCGTGTCCCGTGGCTGAAAGGGTTGAGGCGGCCGCCGAGGGATGCGACGTGGCCGAGGTTGATGACGGTTCCGCACCCGCGCGCATCGGGGTCGTTGGGTAAGGAGTTCGTCGGGTGGGTTGAGCGGCGGGAGGGGATGCCGCTCCGGTGGTGGCAAAGGTTGGTCGCGACCCGGCTGCTCGAGCACGACCAGGACGAGGTTCTCGTCTGGGATGCGCTGATCCTGAGCATGGCCCGCCAGTTGGGGAAGAGCTGGCTGCTGCGGGAGCTGCTGTTGTGGCGGATCCATCAGGGCGACCGGTTCGGGGAGCCGCAGACGGTGCTGCACACGGGGAAGGACATCAACATCTGCGTGGAGGTGCAGCGCTCCTCCCGGATCTGGTGTCGGCAGCGGCCCGCCGTGTTCAAGGTGACGGACGTGAACGGGATGCAGGCGATCGAGCTGCGCGAGGACGGGTCACGGTGGCTCGTCCGCGCCAGAGGATCCGTGTACGGGTACAGCGTGAGTCTGGGCGCGGTCGACGAGGCATGGAAGGTCGACGAGGTGGTGGTGTCCGAGGGGTTGGCGCCGACGATGGTGGAACGAGCGCAGTCGCAGTTGCTGCTGATCTCGACGGCGCACCGGCTCGCGACCCCGCTGATGGTGGGCCGCCGGCAGGCCGCCCTCGCCGAGCTCGAGACCGGCGACGCCGACCTCCTCATCGAATGGTCCGCCCCTCGGGACGCGAGGGTCGCCGACCGGGCGGGCTGGAAGCTCGCGTCGCCGCACTGGACGTCGCAACGGGAGAAGCTGGTCGCCCAGCAGCTCGCAACAGCCCAGTCCGGGGCGACCCTAGACCCGGACGAGCCCGACCCCGTCGAGGGGTTCCGGTCGCAATGGCTGAACCAGTGGCCCGTCCAGGCGGCGCTGAAGCTGCCCGGGAACGCATTGCTCGAGTTCGGCGTGTGGGACCAGCTCGCCGACCAGGTCGGGTCGGCGGGGCCGATGTGGCTGGCCCTGGAGGACAACTGGGGGAAGGGTGCGGCGGTCGCCGCCGCCAGCTTGGTCGGCGACGGCCGCCTGGAGGTGGACGGGTGGAAGTTCGACGACTGGGACACCGCGATCGAGTGGGTGCAGTACCTGGCCGGGTACTGGCAGGTCACCGAGATCCTCGTCGGCGCCAACCTCATGTCACGGGTCCCGGACGACATGCTGCCGACCCCGGTCCCCGTAGGGATCCGTGAGACACGGGTGGCGCTCCCCCTGTTCCGCGACCTGGCTGCGAACCGGGTCCTCGTCCACAACCAGCCGAACCCCGACCTCACCGACGCGATAGCCCAGGCGAGGGTGCGGGAGGGGAACAGCGGCATGACGGTGATCCCCGAGTACGGGCACCCGCATCTGGTGAAGGCGCTGGTGTGGGCGGTGAACGCGGCGCATCTGCCGGCCGCGGCACCGGCCATCTACTAGCTTACGGCCGCACCAGTCCGTACAATCACGGGGCGTGGGGGTCCGAGAGGTCTTCGGCCGCATGGCGCTTTCGCCGCCGGACCCCGTCACCCCTAATCCCAACCCCCCGGAATCGGTTCCGCCCGCGACGGTGGGGCCGCCGAGTGCGGTGCCGGGTGATCCGCATGGGGTGACGATCGAGGGTGACAGCCTCTATTCGGCGCCGCCGCCGCGGATCGTCGCGTCACCGTGGTCGGGGTGGCCGGCCGACTGGTATCCGCCCGCCTGGTCGAACCTGAACACGCTCACCGACACCGCGTGGATGTGTCTCGACCTAAACAGCTCGATCCTGTCGACGATGCCGCCGTACATGGTCGGCGCCGCCGACTACGTGGGGGCCGGGTGGATGAGCAACCCCGACCCGGACGTGTACTCGTCGTGGGAGGAGTTCGCGAAGCAGTTGTTCTGGGCGTACATGCTGGGGGAGGCGTTCATCGTCCGGACGGCGAGCTACGCGACCGGGTACCCCGCCCGGTTCCACCTCGTCCCCTCCAGGCTCGTCAGCGCGGAGCTGAACCCCGACGGGGGCCGCACCTACCGGATCGGTGACATGCCGATGTCGTCCGGCCCGGGCGGCGACCTGTTGCACATCCGGTACACGTCGAGCGTGGATGATGCGCGCGGGCATGGCCCCCTCGAGGTGGGCGCCGCCCGTTTGGTCGCCGCCCAGGTGTTGACCAGGTACGGGACGCAGCTCGCGGCGGGTGGCGGCATCCCCGCCGGCATCCTCACCGTCCCCGGGAACCGCGACCCCGACCAGGCGGCCGTCCTGAAACAGGACTGGGTGACCGCCAGGGCGTCGAGCGTCGGCGAACCCGCCGTCCTGTCCGGTGGTGTCACCTGGGAAGCCGTCCAAGTGGATCCGGTGCAGATGGCGCTCGTCGAGCTGTTGCAGTTCAACGAGTCCCGGATCTGCAACCTCCTGGGGGTGCCCCCGTTCCTTGTCGGGCTCCCGTCCGGTGGCGACTCGATGACCTACTCGAACGTCACCAGCATCTATGACTTCCACTGGCGCGCCTATCTGCGCACCAAGGCGCAGCCGGTGATGTCCGCGCTATCGCAGTGGCTGCTCCCCTCTGGGACTCGGGTGGAGTTGAACAGGGACGAGTACATCCAGCCCGAACCTCTCCAGCGCGCGCAGACCGCCCAGATCCTCCACGCGATCGTCGACCCGGTTACGGGCCAGCAGGCGTTGACGGTGCAGGAGATCCGCGACGCTGAAAGGCTCGGCAACTCGACACCATTGGACGTCAGCGCGGGGGTGCTGAAATGAACGACCTGGAGTTCAGGGCCGCCACCGTGGCGGACGTGTCGTACCCGAAACGGACCGCAACCGTGATCGTCGCGCCCTACGAGACGCCGACGGTGATCAACACCCGGGCGGGCTCGTTCACCGAGATAGTGAGCCGGGGCGCGTATGCGGGTGTGCAACGCAGGGGCGGGTCGATCAGGGCGAACCGCGACCACGACTGGGGGAAGGTCGCCGGCAAGGTCGAGGCTCTCTATCCCGACCGGGAGGAAGGGCTGGTCGCTGAGGTGCGGATGTTCACCAGCCCGCTGGGCGAAGAGACGCTCACCCTGTGCGCGGAGGGTGGGCTGTCCTTGTCGGCAGGGTTCGCGTTGATGCGCGAACAGGGTGCCAGCGGCCCCGTGAAACGGGGCGCCGAGACGTGGGAGCAGAACCGCAAGGTCCGCAGGCTGAACGACCTCTGGCTGGACCATGTGTCGTTCGTCGGGAACCCCGCGTATGAGACAGCCACCGTCCTCGATGTCCGCCACGACGAGCATCCCGTGGCCGTACCGGTCGGCACTCCGAACCTCGACCAGCTCGACCTGGAACGCTGGCGGGCGAAGCTGGTCGCGATCGACAACCGGTACATCGTCTAGACTCACCCCAGTTCGTCCTCCTCACCGGCCAGAGACCAAACCCTGAGCCTGGGGGGCCGGTGTAGACGGGAGCGGCGCACGAATAACGGGACCCGTTCGTCCTTGTTCGCGCTACCCGTAAGGAGGCACCTGTGGGTGCGACAGACCAGATGCTCGCCCGCTACGTGGCAGAGATCGAAGACCGCCAGCAGTTCATCGACAGCCTCGTCGAGTCGGCGCAGGGCGGCGACCTGTCCGACGAGAAGATGGAACTCGTCACCGAAGCGAGGAACCGGATCGCCCGCGTCAACGACCTGATGGCGCCGCTCGAGGAGGCACGCCGCATCAGCGGTGATTCGTCGGAGCGGATCGCCCAGTTGGCGAAGTACATGCAGCAGAAACCGGACGGCCCGAAAGAGGTGGAGTACCGGTCCGCAGGGACGTACATGCTCGACGTGTGGCGAGCCCAGATGGGCAGCGACGACGCGAGGGGCCGCCTCGACATCTACCACCGGGCCGCCGCGCACCAGACGACCGCCGACAACCCGGGGCTGATCCCCGCCCCGATCGTCGCCCCCGTCGTCAACTTCGTCGACGCCAGCCGGCCGCTCGTGAACTGGCTCGGCGCGAAACAGCTCCCCGGCCAGAACTGGTCGAGGCCGAAAGTCACGCAGCACACGACGGTCGCGACGCAGTCCGCGGAGAAAGCGGAGCTGGTCAGCCAGAAGATGACGATCGGGAAGATCCCGGCGACCGCCACCACGTACGGCGGATACGTGAACGTGTCGAGGCAGGACATCGACTTCACGCAGCCGGGGATCATGGACGTGGTCATCTCGGACCTCGCCGCCCAGTACGCGATCGTCACCGAGGCCGCCGCCGCAGCCGCGTACGACGCCGCAGCCACCGCCGGCCTCGCCCTCCCCACCGGGGCGAACACCGCCGACCAGCTCGCCGCCTCCCTGTGGGACGCGGCCGGGAAGATCTACACGGCCACGAAGGGCGCCGGCCGGGTCGCCGCGTTCATGGCCCCGTCCATGTTGGGTGCGATCGGCCCGCTGTTCCCGCCGATCCCGGCGATGCCGTCGCAGTCGCCGGGGTTCTCGGCGGCTGACTTCTCGAGCGGCCTGGTCGGGAACGTGTCCGGCATCCCCCTCTACGTGAGCTCGGGTGTCGGCACCCAGCGGATCCTCGTCCTCTCGTCCGCCGCCGCGGAAGCCTACGAGGACCGGATCGGGTCCCTCCAGGTCGTCGAGCCGAGCGTGCTCGGTGTCCAGGTCGCATACGCCGGCTACTTCACGCCGCTGGTGGTCGAGGCGACCGCGATCATCAAGATCACGAAGACCCCGTGATGAGCACGTTCGACGATCCGAACAGGGAAGCGGTCGGCCTCGACCCAGCCTGGGTCGAAGGGACAGGCGGCCAGGCCGGCGACACCGCTGAGGAGCAGGCCGGCGGGGACGCGGGCCTGGACTCGATGACGAAGGACGAGCTGCTCGCCTACGCGCAAGAACGCGGCATCAGCCCGGCGAACGCGAGCATGACGAAGGCGGACATCATCGCGAGCATCCAGGCGGCGGAAGGAGCCTGACCAATGGCGTACGCGGACGTCTGCCACCTCCAGGCGCTCCTACAACTGGACCGCCCCTCCGCGGTGCAGACCGAAGCGATGCAACGCTGCCTGGACGAGGCGGCGGCGGAGATCGACTGGGAACTCGGGTACGACCCCATCGGCAACCCAGCACCGGATCCGCCGCCGCCCCTGGTCGTCGGCGTCAACCTGGACAGGGCGGTCGAGCACTGGCGGCAAGGCTACTCGGCGTTCGGCAGCCTGAACGTCGGGCAGGAGTCGGTGCCGGTGTTCATGGGGCTGGACACGTGGCAGCGGCACAAGCTGAAGCTCACCCCCCTGAAAGTCCACGAGGGGATCGCGTGACCACCACCATCGTCAGCCTCCAGGACATCGCGCTCGAGCTCGCCGACGCGTTGGGGACGTGCGCGGACGAGATCCCGGGGTTGCAGGTGGTCGCGTACGTGAACAACGCCCCGACGCCGCCGTCGCTGGACGTGTTCCCGTCGGATCCGTTCATGGACCCGGCCGGGTTCAAGGGCCGCACCAACTGGGACGCCCTCCTCTCCTGGACGGTGCGGGCGCGCGTGTCCCAGGTGGACCCGGTGGCGGGGATGCGGCTTCTGTACCGGCTCATGGACCCCAACGACCCCGCCGGCGTCGAGGCGGCGCTCGAGGATGTGGCTGTGCTCGCCCCGGGCGGCCTCACCGGGTGGCGCGCCTACGAGTACGCGGCGACCGGCGACCACCTCCTCGGCTGCGAATGGCGGATGCAGCGCTTCCTGATCGGAGTCTGAGAAATGGCGAAAACCACGTACAGGGTGACCGGGGCCACCGCCTACAAGGGGCACCAGCCCGGCGAGACGTTCGACGCTGACCTCACCGAGGACGAGGAGCGGCGAGCTGTCGAGCGCGGATCGATCAAGCAAGTAGCCAAGAAACCGGCCGTGAAGGAGGCCAAGGATGCCTAAGCGCATCGCACTGAAGGACCAGGTGACCGTCGACAGCGTCGACCTGAGCAACTTCGCCCGGTCGGTCGCGTTCACGTCGGAGCATGAGCGTGTCGACGTGTCCGGGTTCAACGCGACGGGGGCGAACGAGTTCCTCGCCGGCCAGACCACCCAGTCCGTCACCGTCGAGTTCTACGGGTCCTATGGGACAGGTGAGGTGCATCAGACGCTGTACCCGATCCACAAGGACCGGGAGGTCGTCTCGTTCGAGTGGATGCCCGACATGACCACGGCTGTCGGCCCCGCCAACCCGAAACTCACAGGAAACGTCCAATGCCTCACCTATTCGCCGGGGGCGACCCGCGGTGACGCCGACACCTACTCGGTCGAGTTCACGGCGGCGGACGAGGCGGGCCTGGTGTTCGTCACCGCCTGATGCCCAGGGATGTTGTCGCAGTCCAGGGCGCCAGGGCGCTCATGATGGTGAACGCCAGGGCGGAACGCGACATCCGGTTGGCGAACCGGCGGATCCTCAAAACCGTCGGCACCGCCGTCCAGGTCGACGCCGCCGCCAGGATCTTCCCGGTCAGCCCGAAGACCGCGAGGTCGTTCAAGACGAGTGTGACCCAGAAGGCGATCAGCGTGTACCAGGCGCAACCGTCGAAAGGGAAGCACCCCGAGTTCGGGAGCATGGTCATGCGGTGCCTGCTGATCGCACGCCACAAGAACGTGGCCGCGACCGAGCTCGCCTACGAGCAGGCGCTCGACCAGATGTGCGCGAACTGGGAACACGGCGGCGCCCTGTGAACACCATCACCATCCGGAACCAGCCGCCGTGGGACGGAACCTACGAGTTCGGCGAACTCGACATGTTCACCGTCCGCGAATGGGGATGGCTGAAACGGTTCGCCAACATCCACCCCGCCACGTTGGTCGACGCCTTACGGAACGCGGACGCCGAGCTCGTCGCGGTGATCGCGGTGATCGGGTTGCACCGCGCCGGCCGCATCAACCCCGACGACGCGCCTCGGGTGTTCGAACGGTTCGGTGACGGCCCCATGGCAACCAGCTTCGACCTCGACTTCGGCGCCGCCGAAGAGGGGGGTGATGCTGTTGGCCCCCCGCCGCCAAGCTCGACCACGAAATCAGGCTCTTCTGGGGACAGTTCACCGACGAGTTCGGAGACATCGCCCAGCCCCCCGAACGGCTCTGGAAGCCCGCCCTCGGCTACTTCGCTGTACGCCCCCGTGACGTGGGGGACTTGACCCCCGCCGACATGCTCGCCTGCACAGAACTGTTCCAGGCGATGATCGCCACCCGGGGGCTCGGCTAGATGGCCCGCACCCTCGAAGTCAAGATCGTCGGTGACAGCTCGAGCCTCGAGCGGGCGTTCGCCAAGGCCAACCGGAGCACGGCCCAGTTCCAACGGAACACCGCCAAGGCGAGTAAGAGCACCGGGTTCCTGAAGGATTTCGGGAAGGGTGCCGGGATCAGCGCCAGCATCGTCGGGATCGCGACGCTCGGCGAAGCCGTCCACGCCACGTTCGAGGAGATGGCGAACGCGCAGAAGGTGGCGGCGCAAACAAACGCTGTCCTGAAATCAACCGGTCAGGTGGCGGGTGTCACCGCCCAGCATGTCGATGATCTCGCGCTGGCGCTCCTCAATAAATCGGGTGTCGACGACGAGGTCATCAAGTCCGGCGAGAACGTGCTGCTCACGTTCACGAACATCCGGAATGAGGCGGGTAAGGCCGGTGACATCTTCGACCAGGCGACCAGGGCGGCGCTCGACTTTTCTGTCCGCACGGGCCGTTCTATGGACGCCGCGTCGCTCGCCATCGGCCGCGCTCTCCAGGATCCCGCGAAAGCCGCGAACGCGCTTCGGCGCGCCCAGGTTGTTCTTACCGAGGCCGAGCAGCACGCGATCAGCGTCGCTCTCAAACAGGGCAACACGCTGAAGGCGCAGCAGCTCATCCTGCAGGACCTCCGGAAACGATACGAGGGCGCTGCCGAAGCGGCCGGCAACACGCTCCCCGGCAAGATGAACATCCTCCGCGAAAGAAGCCTGAACCTCGCAGCCGCGCTCGTCCAAAAACTCATCCCTGCGCTGGGCGACACCGTCCAGGGTTTGAACGATGTCGTTGGCGCGGCCGAGAAGGTCGACAACGCATCCAAGAAGCTGGGCGGGAGCCAGGGCGGGCTCGGGCACATGCTCCGGTTCCTGAACAAGCCGATCTGGCGGCAAGCGATCGACCAGTTCACCCAGGCGGGGAAGGTGCTCGGGATCATCGACGAGAACGCGGACAAGGCCACCGGCAGCATCAAGGGGCTCGGTGACGCATTCTCCGCCACAGCACTCCTCACCCAGGGGCTGAAGCCGGGCACATTCTCGGATCTGCCGGGGGTGACCCCGTTCCAGGGGCACCCGGTGAACATCACCAACGAGCAACGGAACCAGTTCCGCGACAAGCGGCTCGCCCGGATGATCGACCGTGTCCAGGACATCCCGACCTTGCAAGGGCAGATCAAGCGGCTGCGCGAGATCGCCGCGCTCGTCCAGAAGTGGATCGACGCCGCGAAGGACGTCACGAGGAAGCAAACGTTGCAGGACGACCTGTTGCAGATCCAGCGGGACATCCTGTCGGATCAGGGGCAGCTTGCGGACGACGCGGCCCGGGCGGCCGACGCGGCGAAACAGAAACAGCAGGACGCGCTCAACGCGATGATCGCGGCGCTCGAGTTCAACGTCGAGAAGGCCGGCGCCACCGCGACACTCAACGACGACATCGCCGCGTTGAAAGCGCTCATCCGCGGCATCCAGGAGCGGATGAAGCTCGAGGGGCAGACGACCGACCTGCTGCAGCAGGAGTTCGAGGCGCAACAGCAGATCAAGGATCTGCGCCGCCAGAAGGAGCTGGCGCGCGAGTTCGGGCTGCTGGGGTTGGGCGCGACCGGTGACGACCCGATCCCCGGGTTGAAGGCGTTGCGCCGCCAGTTCGCGAACATCTCGCAGGCGATCGCCGGCACGAAGATCGACACGAAAGCGAACCGGGCTTTGCTCGACCGGATCCGGAAAACGCTGAACCTCAAGAGCCTCGAGCCGGAGGTGCGTCAGAAGATCCGGGACCTGTTGAACGCGGTCCAGGACGAGCTGAAGAAGGGTGGCGACAGCATCAAGACGAAGTTCCGGGCGGTCGACTCGGGCTCGTTCATCAGGTCGCTCGGCCTCGACCTGTCCCCCTCGGACCGCGCCCGGCTCCAGCAGGCGCTGGCGGGCAGGGTCGGCCGCGGCGGCGGGCTCACCGTCCCGGGCACCCCGTCGGCCGCGTTCGCCGGGCAGGGCGTGGTGATCAACGGCCCCGTCACGATCAACGGCGTCCAGGACGTGAAAAGCATGGAGCACGCCCTGACGAAACGCACGAAAGCGCGGTCGCACGTCCGCAGGGGCGCACGGTGACCACCGGCTACGTGTACGAGCCCGGGGTTCAGGCGACCCCGATCCCGGCCCCGGCCCCCTCGAGGGTGTCGGTCGCGTTCGACGACACCGCGCTCACCTGGTCACCCACCTGGTACGGGCTCGACACCCTGTACCCGAACCTCGTCACCAGCTACCAGATCGACCGGGGCCGCCAGTTCGAACTGGACCGCACCGACACCGGTAGGGCGACCGTCACGATCGCCGACCAGGACGGCGTCCTCGACCCCACCAACACCTCGAGCCCCTATGTGGGGAGGATCGAGCCGTTGAAGCAGATCCAGATCTGCCGGCTCAGCCCCCACGACGGGCAGTGGTACTCGAGGTTCCGCGGCTGGATCGAGGAGTACGACTACCAGTTCGACCCGTCGCAGCGAGTCAACTTCCTCACCCTCTCCTGTGTCGACGTGTTCGAGATCCTGGCTGCGATCCAGATGAGCATCGGCAGCTTCGGGACGGTCCCGCCCGCGGACGCCCCGGACGGCGCCGCCGACAACGTGTACTACGAGGACGCGACCATGCAAGACCGGATCCTCCAGATCCTCCAGGACTCCGGTGTCCCCGCCGCCTACAGCGTCGTGTTCTCAGGGAACGTCCGCGTATGGGAAACCACGTACTCGCCGGGTGAGCCGGCGTTGGACGCGATCCAGGAGGCCGCCGACGCGGAGTTCCCCGGTGTCGCGAACGCGTACGGCGACCGTCACGGACGGTTGTGCGTCCACGGCCGCTACAGCAAGTTCCACCCGCAGGAGGTCGCCGACAGCGCCGGCCCCACCGCCTGGGACTTCCAGGTGTGGAACGCCGGTGACGCCGCCGCCGTCGAGGCCGACCCCGACCAGACGACAGCCCGTATCCGCAGGTTCGCCGCGAACCGCGGATTGGCGAAGATCATCAACCACGCCGCCGCGACCCCGGTCGCGAACCCGGACGGGCTCCCCCCCACCGGCCCCGAGATGGAGGCCCAGCTGTTCGAGGACACGGCGTCGCAGATGAGCTACGGGATCCGCTCCTGGACCGCCGAGAACCTCCTCACCCGGGAGAGCCTCCCACCCGGGTCGGATTCGCTCGTCGAAACACGGAAGTTCGCTGAGTACTACGTCCGGAACTACTGCCAGCCGCGGAACCGGGTCACCGACATCGCGTTCCGCAGCATCCGGCCGGTGGCGCCCTACGCGAGCGCCGCCCGGGCGACCTGGCATCTCCTCACCAAGGTCGACATCGCAGACATCGTCAACGTGACCGTCGCGAGCCCCGGCGGCGGCGGCCTCGACGCCGTCCCGTATTTCGTGGAGGGCGTCCACGAGACCGTCGCCCCGCTGAACGACGAGTACGACGACATCACATTGACATTGGACCTGTCACCGCAGGCGTACTTCGACATGGACCCCTGGTCGTGACGGTCAACACCCGGAAGCCGATCCTCCACGGCCGCGACCATTTGCCCGGTGGCGCCGACCCGATCCCCGCGTTCGCGTCGGGCGCGCCCGCGTACACGCGGCCGGGTGTCCCCGTCCACGACGCCTACTACAACCCGGGCGGCCTGGTCGCGTGGTGGCGGCTCGGCGAGACCGGCCCCTGGCCCTCGGGGGCGGCCGGCTCCGGGCCGGGTGAGGGGATCACGAAGAAGACCGCGATCTGCGCGGACAGCGGCCCCAGCAACCACCCCATGGACGCGAACAACTACAAGGCGGGTGGAACCTGCTGGGTCCCCACCGGCGACCCAGGGATCCCCACCATGCAGATCACAGGGGCGCTGGAGGGCGGCAACGCGAACGACGGCGGAATCCAGTTCAACATCAGCCGGTACGACAGCTCCGGGTACGGCAACAACTGCGCCCTGCAGGCGAACATCACCGGTGGCGCCGGCCTGGGCGAGCCCGGGTCGGGTGGGGCGGTCGGTGACGGGCACACCGTCTCCGCGTGGTTGGCGTTCATCCCCAGCCAGGGCGGCGACATCCTGGGGCCGTTGCAGTTCCGCCCGTTCATGGGGACCATGGCCGTGTCCGGCGGTAACGCCCAGGGCTGGAAGGTCGAGTTCGACCCGCGCGCCGGGTATCTGCGGTTCAGCACCGCGGTATGGCAGCGGCAGACCGCGTTCGGGTTCGCCCCCGGCGTCTGGTTCCACTTCGCGAAGGTGTTCCAGAAGGTCACCTCCACCACCTATCGGCGCGCCCTCTACATCAACCTGAACCCGGTGGTCGACGAGACCGGCGACCTGGCGACGATGTCGCCGGCGACGAACTGGACGCCCCTCAACATCGGCGGCTGCTGGGACGACGACCTCCGGTTCGGCCACAGCCGCGGCAAGGTCGACGAGGTCGCGATCTGGACGAAAGCGCTCACCCTGCAACAGCTCAAGGACGTGTACAACGGGCGTGTCCTGAACGTCGGGGACGAATGGGGCACCGACGCGATCGACCCGTCCGCCGACCTCCCCGTCAACTCGATCGGACCCACCCAGATCATGGACGGGAGCATCGGCACCGGCGAGCTCGCCGACGGGAGCGTCACAAGCGCGAAGATCCAGGATAAGACGATCGCGACCGGCGACCTCGCCGACGGCGCCGTCACCAGCGCGAAGATCCTCGACGGGACGATCGCGGGGGCGGACATCGCGAACGGCACCATCCCCGCCTCGAAGATCGTCGGCTACCCGAACGACGTAAGCAAGGTCCTCAGAGGCGACGGAACCTGGGCGTAAGGGAGGAGCGCTTTGAGCGAGCTGCCTGTCACCTACAACATCAGCGTGTACCGGGGCGACACCTGGTCCCAGGCGTTCCGGATCCTCGAGGACAACCAGCCTGTTGATCTGACCGGCGCGACCCTCGCGTCCTGGGCGGTCGAGCAGGGCTCCTGCGAACCCGGCAACGGCCACGTCGACCTCCAGGTGACCGTCGACCCTGACCCCACCACCGGCATGTTCACGCTCGCCTTGCCCGCCGGCGGGCTCGAGGCGAGCCGGTACACGTATGACGTCGAGGTGACAACCGCCGACACCCGGGTCACCACCTGGGTGCGCGGCCGGCTGGACGTCACGGGGGACATCACCAATGGCTGAGACCGTCGAGATCATCCGCGACACCGCGGTCGTCGAGATCATCGAGACGCTCACCCCGCCGGTCGTCGAGATCGTCGGGGGCGGCAGCCCCGGCCCCCCCGGCCCGCAAGGACCACCCGGCCCGGACGGTCCCGCAGGGCCACCCGGCGCGGACGGCCCCCCAGGGCCGCCCGGCCCCCCGGGTGCGGATAGCACCGTCCCCGGCCCCCCAGGCTCGACAGGCCCACCCGGGCCAACAGGCCCGACGGGGGCCGCAGGGCCGCCCGGCCCCACAGGGCCGCAAGGATTGACCGGCCCGCAGGGGACAACCGGCCCCGCCGGCGCCGACGGGCAACCCGGCCCCCAAGGCCCGCAAGGATTAACCGGGCCGCAAGGGCCGACCGGGCAAACCGGGCCGCCAGGCCCGCAGGGCTTGCAGGGTGCGACCGGGAACACCGGCCCCCAGGGCGTGAAAGGAGACAAAGGCGACACCGGCCTTACTGGGCCGCCAGGCCCCACCGGCGCGGACGGCCCCCCAGGCGCCACAGGCCCGCCCGGGCTGACCGGCCCCCCCGGCGCCACAGGCAGCACCGGCCCGCAGGGGCCGAAAGGCGATACGGGCGACCCGGGCGCCACCGGCGCGACCGGCCCCCAAGGCTCACCCGGAACACCAGGGGCAACCGGTGCCGCAGGCCCGCAAGGCCCGGCTGGCCCCGCCGGCGCGGACGGCGCAACGGGTGCGACCGGCCCGCAAGGCCCGAAAGGCGACACCGGAGCGGCCGGCACGGCGGGGGCGCAAGGCCCGGCAGGGCCAGGGGTCGCAACCGGGGGCACCCCCGGCCAGGTGCTCACCAAGAACACCGCCACGAACTACGACACCGGCTGGTCGACGGTCATATCCGTGCCGACCCCTGTCGTGTACGGCCAGTGGGTGAAAGGCTCGGGTGGTGTCCCCGTCTGGGCGGCGATCGCGAAGACCGACCTCTCGTTCGCCGGGCAGGCGAACGGAGTCGCAGACCTCGACGCGGCCGGGAAGGTGCCAGCCTCCCAGCTGGCCCCCACGCAGGGTGCGGCGCTCACACGACTGTTCGACACACTCGTCACCGGATCAGCGGCCGCGACGGTCGACTGGACCAGCATCCCGGCCACGTTCGCGCACCTACGCCTCATCTTCGTTGCCCGCGGCGACGCAGCCCTACCCGCCGTCAACATCACCATCCGGTTCAACGGCGACTCGGGCACGTCGTACAGCGCAGTCCAAGTGTTGAACCCAACCGACACCACCGTGTCCGCGCAGGCGCAGGTAAGCGGGAACATCATGACCGTAGGCACCATGCCCGCCGCGTCGGGGCCGGCGAACTATGCGGGCTGTAGCGCCGTCGACTTCCCCCACTACGCTGGCACCGCGTTCGTCAAGACCTTCACCGCGGTCATGTCCTATGTGACCGGTATCGCTACAGGGCAGATATCAACGAAGAACGGCACCGGCGTCTGGAATTCGACCGCGGCCATTAACCGGCTGACATTGCAGGCGAGCAGCGGCAACATCGCGGTCGGCTCGAGGTTCACCCTGTACGGGTGGGGCTAGGAGGAAATCCATGGCTGATATCGGCAGCCAGGACGGGATCCACGCCTCGATCGAACGCCTCCGCGCCCTCGACCCCGGTGGCACGAAACCAGGCCGTGACCCGGCGAACCTCGCGACGTGGGGGGCGTGGGACAAGCTCGAGCGTACCCTCACCATGCTTCGCCAAGCACACGACGGCGACGACGACGAGGAGGCGCGACCGCCCGACGTCCTCGCCCCCACCGTGTTCGAGTGCGGCGTGTTCGTCGCCGGCGGCGCCGGCAGCAACATGGGCGACCCGACCGGGAACGGCGACGACGGCGCCGACTACCAGGGCCGCCCCTGGTCACCGGATCAGGCGTGTGACGCGTTCATCCGCTCCGGGTACCGCTCCTGTCTCGTCCAGTTGTACCGGGTGCAGGGGGCCGACTACATGGCCGCAGGCCGCGCTCGCGGCATGAAAGTCGGGTTGTGGGACGCCTGGCCGAGCCGGGAGCGCGCCGAGCTCGCCTGCTCGTTCCTCCCCGACATGTACGTCGCCCAGGCCGAGACCGGGCAGGGGCAGCAGGCGATGGACGCGATCGGCAGGGCGGCCGAGTTCGACCTCCCCTTGGGGATCGTCACGAACCTCGAGCCGTCCCGGACGAGCACGGACGGCAGCTTCGACCGCTTCATGGTCGAGCGCGGTGTCGTGTGCATGGTGGAGGCGTATGCGAACGAGAACCAGGACTGGTCCCATGACCCGCGCGGCATGGTCGACGCCCTCGTCAGCGAAGCGCGAGACCGCGGCTACACGAGCGTGATCCCGGTGCTCGGCACCTACTGGGGGTGGGAGGTCGCCCAGTACGGCATGGCCGACGACGAGGCGTTCTACCCCTATCTCGCCGAGACGATGACGCACGGGGACCTCTGCTAGTGGGCGACTGGTGGGAACACGCCTATAAGGGCGGCCCCATGGTCAAAGTCGCAGGCTTCCCGCGCCCCCTGTACCCGCCCGACGCGGCAGCTCGAGGCAAGACACCGAGCGTGCATGGCCCGGACGTGGAGGCCTATAAGCGGACGGTGTCGAGGCTGGGCCGGTGGTTGTGGCAGGAGTTCGACCAGGCGTACAGCAACGGGTTCGCCCACGGCATCAGCGGCAACGTCGGTGAGACCGGCGTCGCCGGGGTGCAACGGCAGCAGGACATCGACGACACCGGCTGGCTCGGCAAAACCACGTTCAACACCCTCCGCAGCGCGAGGGTTCCGGAGGGGAAGCCGCACGCCGGGGAGATGGCGATGGACGCCTACAGCGTCGAGCTGATCAACGAGGCGTGGAACCTGTACGGCGGCCACGAACCAGCCGCCCCCCAGCAGACATTGCGGCAGCGCGCACTCGGGAAAGCGATCTCACAGCTCGGCGTCAAGGAGAGCCCGCCCGAGTCGAACCAGGTGTTGTACTGCGACTGGTACGGGATGACCGGGCCGTGGTGCGCCATGTTCACCACCTGGGCGTACGAGACCAGCGGTGACTCGCCATCGTTCGTGCAGGGCTCCCGGTACTCGTATGTCCCGTACATCGTCAGTGACGCTCGGCTCACCTACAACGGCCTGAGGACGGTCGACCCCGACCAGGTGCTCCCCGGCGACCTGGTCTGCTACGACTGGGCGTGGGACGGCGAGTACGACCACGTCGGCGTCTTCGAAGCCTGGACGAGCACCTCAAGCTTCACCGCGATCGAGGGCAACACGTCCACCTCGAACGACTCGAACGGCGGCCAGGTGATGCGGCGCACCCGGATGCTCGGCCAGCAGGCGACCGTGTTCGTCAGGGCCGAGGAATGAAAGCGCGCGACTGGGTCGCGATCATCATCGCCGTCGGCATCTCGGTGGCGATCAACATCCTCGTCGGCGGCGTCCTCTACGAGTCGATCGTCCACATCGACCGGAGCGGCCTGTCCGAGAACGCCACCCAGATCCTCACCGGCTGGGGCGGCGGCATGATCGGCGTGATCGGCGCCTACATCGGCTTCCAGGCGTCCCGGCAGCAGCAGCAGCCGCCCCGCCGGCCCGACGAGGAGCCGTGACCGCTGTCCGCCGCCAGGTGTTGCTGATCCTGCTCGGCGTCGGCGCGCTCACCCTCGGCTGCGTCGTGCTCGCGCTGTCCGGCGACTGGGCCGAGCACCTGCTTGCGGTCGGGCTCGTCGTGGGCGGGATCGCGATGGTCGTCGTTGCGCTCCCCACCCGCAACGGCGGCTAGCGGCGCCGCCACCGCCACAGGAACCAGACGCCGGTGAGCATCGCCGCGATCAGGAACACGGCGAGCAGCGTGTCAGCGAGGTTCCCCGCCGTCACGCTCGAGCCGCTGCGCTTCCTTCAGCAGCTCGTGGACACGGCTCGGTGAGACGCCGGCGAACGGGGCGATATCCCGGACGGACTCCCCGGACTTGTACGCGGCGAGGATCGCGTCGCGCAGCTCCTGCTTGGCCCGCGCCATCTTGGCCGCGACCCGCTGCACCCGCCTCAGATCCTTCTGCGCCATCCCACCCATACCCAACCACCCAGACACACTAGCCGACCGGCCGTTCGGGAACCCGAACACGAATCCGCGGTTCCTGTTTTCCGCGCAAATAGCGGAAAGTTCGTGTTGCACATCACCGGTCCGTCATCGTATTGTCACGGCTTCGTACCCCTGGAGAGGCGATAGGGGCGACGCGCAAGCAGTGCAGGCGAGCGGCGCCCCGTATGGATAGCAGAACGTTTCGTCGCCATCCCAGTGGATAATCCACACCCCGAAACACCCCCAAGAGTTCGCCCCTCCAGCCAGGGCGCCGTAGGGTGCGGCCCTGTGCGGCGGGGCCAGGAGCGCATCCTGGTTCTGCGGTCGGAGTGGGGGCGGCACGTGCCACCCTCTCCAGGGAACATCGTGCCGCCCCCGCGCCCCCGAAGGATGGCAAATCCAATGTTGACTTTGTGTACAGGTTCGGCGCTGGCGCGGGGGTGCCCTGGCGTCGATACGGCCGGGGGGCCACGGTGAGTAGCCCCGCCAACTTGGATGAGTTGACGGTGTGGCGGATCACCGGGCTCCCCGGCGTCCACGTCGCGGTCGACGTCCAGCTCGACATGCACACGGATTCGCCGATCGTGATCGCGGCGCTCGAGCAGGCCTGCGAGGAGTACGGGATCCGGCTCGAGCCGGCGAACCAGGAGCGGCTCTGGTGATGCAGCAGCTCTCGATCGTGACCAGCGACGGATGGGAAATCGTCCGGAAGTTCGATGAGCGCGCCGTCTGGCTCGCCGACCGCCACTACAACCGCCGGAAGCGCGGCTCTAACCAGTTCATGCCACCCGGTGAGACGCTCGTCCTCGTTACAGGCGACTCACTCGCCCTGTTCGGATGGTGGCGACCCGCGCCCAGTTCGGGCATCCCGTCGATGAACGGCCTCGACGGGTGGACATGCACGATCTTCCGGAACGAAGGCCCGAAACTCTCCAGCAGCCTGGTGCTCGCCGCCGAAACCATCCTGGCGGCATACAAGCAATGCGGCCCCGATGGAATGCTCACCTACGTATGGGACAACCGTGTCCAGTCGGCGAACCCCGGCTACTGCTTCAAATGCGCCGGCTGGCGGGCCGTTGGCCGGTCAGCTGACAACCGCAAGACGCTGCTGCAGAAGCCCTACGAACGCGCCGGGCTCTTCGAGGATCACCCAGATCGGGGGATAGACGGGTGACCGCGCTCGCTTTAGCGTTCGATCCACTGCGGGATAAGCGCTATCAGCTGACGAGGCTGGGACGCGACGTCGTCGATTTCCTGGCCTGGCTCGACGCCGGCGGCAAGACGCCGAGCACGCTCGACAGTTACGAGCGTGCCTTGGCACGCGGCTGCGTCATGTTTCCCGACGTCCCCGTCGAGGAGTGGACGGACAGCGAGCTCCTCCACGTGTCGACGTCGTTCAGTCCGGCCGAGCGGCGCGTCAGGATGGCCGCGTGGGCGTCGTTCTTCAAATGGGCTCGCCGGACACGCAGGATCCGTGAGAACCCGGTGGAGCTGCTCCCCGAGTTCAAGCGGCAACCCAAGAAGGTGTATGACCTGTTCACGGACGCGGAGCGGGCGATCCTGTGCGGCCTGCCTGTCCATGACGGCGCCCTGTTTGAGCTGATGTTCGGCGCCGGCCCCCGCAAGGGCGACTGCGTCAAGTTCCAGTTGAAGCACTGGCGGCCCGAGGCGACCCTGGACGCCCCCTACGGGATGCTGGTGTTCCTGGGCGGCAAGGGCGGCAAAGACAGGCAGATCCCCGCGACCCAGCGGATAGCCCAGCGTCTCGCCGACCTGTCGATCCTCGACGCGCTCGAGCCGGACGATCACCTCTGGTACACGCGCCCCCAGGGCCGCAGCGTCACCCGCACCAAGCCGTTGGGGGAAGCGTCGTTCTACCGGTGGTGGGTCAGGTGCCTCGACGAGGCTGGTGTGCGGCACCGGAACCCGCACATGACCAGGCACACGTTCGCCACCGGGTTCCTCCGCAGGGGTGGGCGCATGGAAACCCTCCAGCTCGTCCTGGGTCACGAGTCGATCGCGACCACCATCGACGAGTACGCGCACCTGGACATGAGGGACGTCGCGATCGACCTCGGTTTGCTCCAGGAAAACGCTCCGGACGTGTTCGCGTGAAAGCCCTGCTCACAGCGTTTTCAAGGCGCCTACCGGAGTTGAACCGGTGTTTCACTCCTGAGGAGGGTTTCCCCGGTAACACCCCGGACAGGCCGGCCCCGCGTTATGAACTGCGACCGGTCGATAAGACGACAGCTCGCCAGTTCGTCACCGAGCATCACCGCCACAACGAAGCTCCGCTCGCCCGACAGATCACATTCGTGGTCGGCCTGTACGACGGTGACCAACTCGTCGGGATAGCGACTGCGGGCCAGCCAATCGCCCGCATGTTGTGCGACGGCCTGACACTCGAAGTCAACCGCACCTGTATTGCCGGGTGCGTCGAAAACGGCAACTCTCG